CTCGCAGTTTGGTGGGACCATGGCAACGAGAGTGTCCAGAAGGGGCTGCACAGGCAATTCCATATCCTCATACAGGTCCGCCATGCGCTTGTGGAACGCAGTAAAATGGTCAGAGATGCTGGGAGTAGAGAAGTGGCAGAGTTTGTCAACGGCCTCAAATGCTTTCTCAAGATCGTGCTGGACAGTGACTGGGACTCCGTAGACTTTCTCGAAGAAATACCGCGTGCGTGGCCCGGCTGTTTTCTCTGCAGGCAAGTGGGTGTTTAAGTATCTGAGATATAACTCCCGTTTGTACAGGTCAAACCTACCAGAACGTAGCAGTAGCCGCTTCATGTGCTCTTCCGGAAAATTGGGTATCACTCGGAGAATCATGCGCGCATAGGCGGATACAATGGGACAGCCATTGTACTGGTGTACGGCACTCAGGGCCTTGATGCGCAGAAGCATGAGCCTTTTTGCTGGACGTGCAGACAGCCAACCAGAATCCGCGTATGGGAGCGTCATGAGCACCTTGCGAAAGTCAACAATGTTTATCATTTCGTCTGGGTCGGCTCGGATGCCGCAGAATGAACGCATGGTTGCAGGCTCGCGAGATCCGGACCTCTTGATGATTAGTCCGTACATGTCGCGCATCTCGTTGACGGTGGGTAGACGGTATCCAGCTCTGGCTGCGATAAGGCCATCATCTCCTTCGAACACACCAATCAAGGTGTCGGCGGGCTTAGCATCGCGGTACCCATTGACGAAGTCGGAGGCACTGAGGTGCACCATGACGTTGACGAACCAGTTGGCGAATGATGTGAGCATCTCGCCAGAGGCTAGAACGAACTTAACCCAGGCCACGAACTCGCGGGCGTCCATTTTCTGCATACCACAAAGGAACTCATCCATTAGTGCAAGCACGGGCTGTGCATCTGGGCAGTTCTGAAGCATGTACTTGAGAGCCGCGAATGTGCAGAAGAACATGAGGTGCAGCCGGTGGAGTGCCTCGTAATTGGAATAGTCCGTTTCCTCTATCTGCTCTATCAGGCCAAAAAGCTCTTTGATGTACTTGGCTCGCTGCTCAACCGGTATGTTCTTGACGCACATGGGGCTGTTGTAGAGGGACTTCTCAACCGCCTTGATAATGGGGCCAAGCACACCCTTCCAAGCATCCGACCTGGGATTGATACCACGAGAGGGCTTCGGCTCCAGGTACACCTCTTCTTTCATGAATTGAAGGATGAGGAAATTGCGGGCAGCAGGATCTTGTACATGCTGGAACTTGGCAACAGCCTCGCGAATGCGCTGGCGCTCCTTGGCCGTGTATTTGGAGTGCGACAACCAGGTCTCAAGCGACAAGTCGGTGGTGCTGTCAAGTGGCTTGTGGTACTTGGCCAGCCAGTTGGTAGTGTAGGTGAATAGGTACATGCCTGAATTGAGGTCAAACCCCGGACGTTCGAGACCGACGCGGTAAGATGTGCCATGGAGCAAGCTAAGCTTGTCGCGAATGTCATAGCGCAGTGGCTGCAACCCGGGAAAAGCAAACGCGTCTGCACGCGCCATTTTAGTGCGTATCTTGGCTACCAACCGTATTCTGGTCATGGCAGCAGATTTGCACAGTGGGCGCGGGGCAGGCAATCTAAAAGCACCAGCCACGGAATCACCGTACTGTGCCCCGAAGACGTCTACTTGTCGTGGTGCCATGCAGTACAGAACACCAGTGTAGTCACCGTTGTCAGGTACATGCTTAGCCAAAAAGCGCATTTTGCCTAACCCGACTCCATTGGTGGTGCTCTGCACTCTGTTCCAGCGCCACCGGGCGGTGACGAGGTTCTTGGACTCCTCATAAAGCAGGCCTCCGTGCTCAGGCTCAGAAAAGCAGAGGTGGCGGTCCTTGTTACTCTGCATTTGCATCGCCATGGCGGTCTTGAGGTTGGTCTCGAACGCTTCTGGCGTCGCAGTGATGTCCATGGTGTTGTCGCGCCCAAGAATGTGAGAGACGATGTCGTAGTGGACGGCAACGTAGTCGATCTGGGGCACCAGTGACTTGCGATAGTTCATGCGCTTGACCCGTACGAGCGTCAAAACCTGCGGATACGCCATGACTAGAACGGCAGCTTGCTGGGCTCTCTTGTCGCACCAGTCTGGATCGGTGCTCCGAATTGAACGGTAAGAGATACGGTCCTGCCCTTCAGCCATGCGAAAAGCTGTCTCCAGCCACCACGCCCATTTGTACTTAGTAGTGTCCAACGCAGCGGGTGGATATGCAGTAGGACCATTACCAGCGCGGTAGTCTACGAGAGACCATGGTCCAAGCAGGCCGGCCCAGAAGGACCAGATAGATACACATACGAAGAAGACGGCCCATAGGTAAACCCACCATGGCAAATGTAGTAACCACGTGGGGTACCCAAAAGGCATGTAGTAAGCAAACACGACAGAGAAAGTGGACGCCAACTGGAGGACGCGATACTTGCTAACAGCGGACGGCTGGGCGAAGTTGTGTACCAATCGCCGTGCGCCACATGGCGGGCGTTCGGCTAAGTCGACTGAGAATCGGATGTTTCCAATTGCTTTCGGATAGTCCGTGTGCACACCGTCCTTGACCACCCCTTCAGGAAAGGGCACGGGCGTGATCCCGGAGGGACCTGCGCCTGATGGGCCACCTGGCGGACCGGGTGGCTTGGGTCCAGGCGGGTCAGTCTTGCCAGCTGGGCCTGTGTCCTCGGGGTCATCGGGGACCAAGGGAGGGAGAGCTTCGTCGTAGACGCTTTTCTCCTTCTTCTTGGCACGGGTCGCTGCCACGAATTCTATGGATGAATTGAGCTCGGACACAGCCGCCTCCATGGCTTCCATGTGTGCCTGGGCTGCTGCCAATTTCTTCTTGTTCTTGGCATTCTTCGTCATGTTGAACAGCTGCGCGGCTTCCTCCCGTTGGCGTTTTGCGGTGTCATGGGACAACTGAAAACGATCGCGAACTTTAGCTATGACAGCTAAGCGGATGTCCAGGTCGGCAGGAATCTTGCCGGTGGAACAGGAAACTTTAATGGCTTTGAGGGCCATGGTGCGCGCCTGCTCGCCTGATTGGCCTTTGAGCGAGGAGTTCATGACCATTGTGAGCGCAGCGACAGCCTCCTGAAAGCCGACACCGGGTATGCCAGCCGAGACGTGCTTCTCTGTTGGTTCGTCCTTAGCCACGGGTTCCATCTTGACCGGTTTTGGTGCCTGCCAGGGATTACGTGGCATAGACGGTGGTGGCGTGGGGAGCACTGGAGGCGGCGGAGTGGGCTGCGCAGGCGGTGGGTTGGTGGCCGGGTCTGGGTCAG